TGTACTCAAATTAAAGTAAAAAATAAGAAAAGGTGTTTGTAACAGTACATGGCAGATCACGGACTTCACGGACTTCGCGGACCCTGAGCTACGCAAAAAACGGAGGGCTAAATGGAAAAGGATATTGTCGAGTTGGCGGCGCGTTTATTTGCTGAGGTCTATGACAGCGAGGGCGGCGGCACGGTGCCGGGACGGCCGCAATTCGAATACATGGCGAAGCAGGCTTTTCTCGCCGCCGAGACATTTATCTTATCGCGGTGAGGGAGGCGCGACGTGGCGGGCGGTGAAATCGGCGGCGAGCGGTAGCAGCAAAAAGCCCGCGGCGGGTGCCGCGGGCTGTCTGAGTGCAAGGGGCGGGGTCAGGCCCAGTCGGCCCGCATCTGGGCGACGCCGATCTTGCCAGCGCATTCCGGGCCGAAGCCGGACGCGATTGAGGACGGCACCGTCAGTTTCCTGTTGCAACGCGCGCAGCGGCCCTCGTGCCAGATCTCGACGGTGTCGGGCAGGCTGTCCTGCATCACCGCCCGCCAGACCCACGCGAACGCCCGCGAGGACGGTGCCGAGGCCAGCACGTCGCCCGGCTTGGGCACCTTGCGGCCCTGCCAGAAAATGCCGCGGGCGATGCGGCCCAAATATCGATAGTCAGCCTCGTTGTCCGGGCCGGACAGCAGCGAGACGAAATAGACCTCGCCATCGTCAGAGGCGCGGACCTTGTAGGTGAAGCGGGTGCCGGTCTTGACGGAAACCAGCGTGAAGGTGGCGTTGCCGCCGATCAGGAAGGCGCGGGCCTGTTCGGCAGTGGTGAGGCGGGCGGTGTCGGGCATGGTGATGGACCTTTGAAGCTGGGAGGGGGTCAGGCGGGCCAGAATAGCCCGCCTGTGCGTTTTGAGATCAGGCGGCGAGGTTCTTGCCGGTCGGCAGGCCAACGCGATGGGAGCGCACCGTGGTCTCGACGGTGTGGGCGGTGAGGTACTGGCGGGTCAGGGTGGCGCGGTAGGCCTCGACGGCTTCGGCGATCTCCGCCTTCAGCACGGCGTCGGGTGCCTCGCGAACGCTGTCGGAGATGGTGAGGCGGAAATTGTCGCTCTCGTAGGCGCCCGCCTTGAGGTCGGCGAGGGCGGCTTCGAGCGCCTTCTTCTGCAGCTCCAGCTGGCCGATCTGGGTCTTGAGGGCGGCGTAGGCGTCGATCGTGGCGGTGAGGTTGGTCATTGTGATGGTCCTTTGGGTGCAAGGGCGGGGGTCAGGCTCAGATGACGGTGATGTTCATGCCCTTGAAGCGGGCGCGCAGCTCCTGCTGCATGGCTTCCCTGATCTTGGCCGGATCCTTGGCGTCGTCGACGGTCCGTTGCGCCTCGCGGATCAGGGCGGCGTCGGTTTCGGTAGCGATGTCCAGATAGGACGGGCGCTTGGTCAGGTGCTTGACCACCCGCTTGGCGTTGGCAAGGGAACTGGTGGTCCTGTAGGCGTCGAGGGCGTTGGTGAAGTGGCTCATCGTGATGGCTCCAGCCGGTTAATTCCGGTGACACATACATAGACCGGACCATTGGTCCCGTCAATGGGTCTTTTTCAATTATTTTAATTGACCAGAAGCCGGACCGGTGGTCCTATTCGAAAATCAAACGGCATCCGCCGTTTGAAAGGGGAAGTCCATCATGAGCTGGCAAAATCACCGTGTCATGGCGCCGGAGGAACTGGCGCAGGCGATCGCGGCCACGGGCATGAAGCCCGCGGCCGCGGCAAGGTATCTGGGGATGTCGGCGCGCCAGATGCGGCGCCATCTCCGCGGCGAGCGCGAGATCCCGGTTCCGGTCGTGCTGCTGCTCAATTGCCTGATCGCGCATCGCCTGAAACCATTAGTACCCAAGCCAAGGCCCAGATCCTACTAGATCTGGACGCACACGGCCCAAAGCGCATATGCTCCTGACGGGCGCATATGCGCTTTTTCGCGTTTTCAGGTCAAGCCACATGTCCGGCATGAAGATCGAGGCGTTGATCGCGGCGAGACAGGCCGAGATCCGCGCCGAACTGGAGCGCGATCTCACAGCCATGATCGCTGCGATCGACGCGGAAATTCGTCCATTGGAAGAACGGGTTAGACGTCTCGAACAGGGAGGGGTCACCCCCACGGCAAGTGGCTGACGGGACACCAAAAAAGATTTTGCCGATGAGCGAGGCCGGGCTGAAGTCGCTTTGTCGTTCGTTCACCGAGGCCAACGTCAAGAAGTTGAGCGGTTTTGCGCACGCCAAGCAGGGCGTCGAGCCTGAGATACAGCTGCGCGCGATCGGCATGCTGATGGACCGCGGCTGGGGCAAGCCGAACCAGCCGCACGACGCCAAGCTGGATGGTGAACTTCGGATAACCATAAGGAAGCTGTTGACGAAAGAGGACGATGACAATCAGTGAACTCGCCATCTCATTTGGCATCGTGTTCGCGATCGGCTTCTGCTTCGCGCTGATGAAGAAGCCGTTGTGAGCGATGTCATCGACATCTCTGTCCCGCAACGCAGCTGGTCGCCGCGGCCGCATCAACAACGCTTGTGGAATTATCTGATCCGCGGTGGCAAGCGCGCGGTCGCGGTGTGGCACAGACGCTGTGGCAAGGATGAAGTGCTTTTACATGCCACAGCGGTTGCAATGCTCGATCGGCCGGGGGCGTCGTACTGGCATATGCTCCCCGAATTTGCCAGTGCCCGCAAAGCCGTGTGGGACGCTGTCAATCCGCACACAGGACGGAGACGCATCGATGAGGCTTTTCCACAAGAGCTTAGAGAAACCACAAGAGAACACGACATGTTCATCCGGTTCAAAGGAACTGGCAGTACGTGGCAGCTCATGGGAAGTGACGCCGTCGTCGCAGGCTCGGGACTTGGCTCTAGCGTCGCCGGAATTGTGTTTTCCGAATGGGCGCTCGCGAACCCTTCAGCGTGGGGTTACTACCGCCCGATATTACAAGAGAACAACGGCTGGGCGGCGTTCATCAGTACTCCCCGAGGACGCAATCATTTACTTTCACTCTACCAGTACGCCTCCCGGACGTCCGGCTGGTTCTCAGAAATCCTTACCGTCGACGACACTCATGCTCTCACACCAAAAGCTGTTGCCGAAGCCCTGAGCGAGTATTGCGCGCTCTACGGCGAGGACGCTGGCACGGCGATGTTCGAGCAGGAGATGATGTGCTCGTTCAACGCGGCGCTGCTCGGCACCTTCTACGGCCGCGAGATGCACGACGTGCGCAGCGAGGGCCGCATCCTCGACGTCGAGGCGCTCGACGATCGGCCTGTGCAGACCTGTTGGGATCTCGGCGTCGGCGACGACACGAGCATCTGGTGGTTTCAGTCGCAAGGCGCGCAGCTGGTGCTGCTCGACCACTACGCGGCAAGCGGCCACGGTCTTGAACACTATCTCGAGCAGATTGAGAAGCGCGAGAAGCTGTACGGCTGGAAGCGCGGCAGCGCCTACGTGCCGCACGACGCCAAGGTGAAGGAGTGGGGCAGTGGCAGAACACGTGTCGAGACCATGTCAGCTTTGGGACTTAGACCCGTCCTCGTGCCGCTTGCGACGATTGACGATGGGATTAACGCTGTTCGACGTACCCTACCTTTGTGTGTGTTCCATCCGCGCTGTGAAGAAGGTGGCATCAGCGCGCTCGAACAATACCGACGCGAGTGGGACGATGACAAGAAGTGCTTCACGCCAAAGCCCTTGCACGACTGGTCATCCAACCCAGCTGACGCTTTTCGATATTTGAGCCAGAGCTGGCGCCCGGCGCCGCTGAAGATCGTCAAGCCGCCGCTGCAGACCGGCTGGCGCATTCCGCCGCCGAACGAGAGCCGCCGCGGAGGGCTGCTGCTATGACCTGCAAACGCTGTCCGTTCTGTGGCTCGGCGATGAAGCTGGAGGTATGGGAAGGCATGCGTGGCACCGCGATCGAATGTACGCGCTGCGGCGCGCAGGGTCCGCAGGCGTTCGACGAGGACGAGGCGCTCAAATGGTGGAACGAGGCGTCGCGACCGCGCGGTGAGCAGCTGATAGCGCAGCACACAAGGTGCCGCGCGCGGCTGGCCTCGATGGCGCGTCGGCGCCGACGCGATGAGCTGAGAGAGAAGGCCGCGCGCGAGCGCGAGGAGGCGCCGAAGCGCAAGCGCGAGCGCGAATACCGGGAGTGGGCGAGCGAGCGCGCGGCATGGCTGCGCGCGCCGGTGGACGAGGACACGATCCAATGACCGAAGCGCAGTGCGACATGGCCTTCAAGCTGGTCTCCGAGCTGTCGATCTACGCCAAGGCGTCGGACCAGTACGGCAACGCGCGGATGGCCGCCTGCATGCGCAACGCCGCATCCTTGCTGGCGAAGATGCTGGAGGAGGCCGAGCAACTGGCGCCGAAAAAGGAGCCGTCCGATGTCTGACACCGCAGCTGCCGATCGCGACGACGACATCAGGTCAGATGATTATGAGTTCGACCCGGATGTGCAGCCCGCGAAGAAAAGCAAGGCGTGGCTGAACCGGCTCGAAGAGAGCGAGGACGCGTTCGAGCGGTGGCACGATCACTGCGACAACATCGACAAAGTCTATGCCTCACTGGAGCGTCTCGCCACCAACGCCACAAGCGGACGCGCGATCCGCGACCGCGAGTTCGCGATGTTCTGGGCCAATTGCGAAGTGATCAAGCCGACGATCTACGCGAGCGCGCCGGTGCCGGTGGTGACGCCGAAATTCAAGGACAGGCGTCCGGTGTATCAGGCCGCCTCCGAAGTGATGGAGCGTTGCTGCGTGGTGGCGTTCGATCTGATCCGCATCGACGACCTGATGAAGCTGGTGCGCGATGATCTCGCGTTGATTGGCCGCGGCGTGCCGTGGTGTCGATATGAGAGTAAAGGCGAGGGCCACTACGCCTCCGAGCGCGTCTGCATTGATTTCAAGGGACGCCGCGACTTTCTGCATTCCCTCTCTGCCAACTGGAGGGAAGTCACGTGGGTCGCGGCCGCCTCCTACCTGACCCGCAGCGAGGCGCGCAAGCGGTTTCGCAAGCACAGCGGCGACACCTACCAGCAGGCCGAGTACAAGGTCGACAAGGAGGCCAAGGAGATCGGCGGCGGCGACAACCGCGAGCGCGCAAAATTCTGGGAGATCTGGTCGAAGGGCGACAAGAAGGTGATCTGGGTCGCGCACGGCTGCGAGGACATCCTCGACGAGGCCGACCCGCATCTGGAGCTGCAGAACTATTTCCCGTGTCCACGGCCTGCGTATGGCACGCTGCAGCGTGGCAGCCTCGTGCCCGTGCCCGACGTGATGCAGTACAAGGACCAGCTCGATGAAATAAACCTTCTGACCGGCCGCATCCACGCCTTGAGCGACGCGCTGGAGGCCAAGGGCTTCTACCCAGCTGGAGGAGCGGAGTTGGCCGAGGCGGTGCAGGCCGCGGTAACGACGCACACGTCCGGCCGCATGCTGGTGCCGATCTCGAACTGGGCGGCGTTCGGTGGCACCAAGGAGATCATCGTCTGGATCCCGATCGACATGATCGCATCGACCATCACCGCGCTGGTGATGCTGCGAAAACAGATCATCGAGGACATCTACCAGATCACCGGCATGGCCGACATCATGCGCGGCGACACCGATCCGAACGAGACATTGGGCGCGCAGCAGCTCAAGAACCAGTACGGCACCACGCGGATAAGAGACAAACAAAGCGAGCTGGTCCGCGTCGCGCGCGATCTGGTCGAGATCGCATCCGAGATCATCACCGAGAAGTTCGATGATGTGACGATCGTCGAGATGTCGCAGACGCAACTACGTACACAGTCGATGGTCGAGAAGGACGTCGAACAGGTCACGCAGCAGCTGCAGCAGATCCAGAGCCAAGCGATGCAGCAGATCCGAGAGGCCAAGCAGCAGCCGCAACAGCAACTGCCGCCACCGCAAAACGGTTCGGGCGCACCGCCGTCTGCTGTCCCCGGTGCTTCCGGTGCTGCGCCGGGTCAGCCTCCAAGTGATCCGGCGCAGCAGATTATCCAGCAGGCGCAAGCCGCGATGCAGCAGGGCATGACGCAGCTCCAGCAGCTGCAGAACGAGGTCACGATCGAGCAGGTGCTGTATTTCCTGAAGGACACGCGTGCGAAGTCGTTCACGCTCGACATCGAGACCGACAGCACCATCATGGCGGATGAGGACGCCGAAAAGCAGCGGCGTACGGAGTTCACGCAGGTGCTCGGCGGGCTGCTGCCGCAACTCGCGCAAATGATCCAAGCCGACCCCAAGACCGCGCAATTTTGTGGTGAAGTGTTAAAATTCGCCACCGCGCCGTTCCGCGCCGGTCGCAGCTTGGATGGCGCGATCGACGATCTGGTCGAGCAGATGAAGGACAAGGCGAACCAGCCGCAGGCCACCGATCCGGCGACGCAACAGGCGCAGACCGCGCTGCAGATCGAGCAGATGAAGCAGCAGACCGCGCGAGAAAAGAACGAGATGGAAAGGCAGATCGAGCAGGCCAAGCTGGATCTGGCTGATCGCCACAAGCAGTGGGAGTTAGCTACGCAACGCCAGATCGCGCAGATGAAAGTGCAGGGCGAAGGTCAGGAGCAACAGGTCGACATGGCGGTGCAGGGCCAGAAGATGCAGGAGAGCCGCGAGGCGCACCAGATGACGCTGCAGAAGGCGCAGCTCGACATGCAGACCGCGCAGCAGAAGGCGGCGCTGATGCAGAGCCAGCACGCCATGAAGCAGCAGGACATGGCGGCACGGCAGGGCGAGCGGCAGGAGGCGATGCGGATGCGGCAGATGACGCAGCGGCCACCGGGAGCGATCTGATGCCACTGGGCGATCTCGCGCGCGACGACGAGTATGGCTTCGACCCGATGACGGGCGCGCCGATCGGCGCGCCGCAAGTCGCGCCGCCCAAAGTCACCGACTACGGGCAGGCCGATCTGCAACCTTTTGCGATGGGTGCGATTGCGCAACAGCGCGCCTACCAGCCGACCGATGCGCGCGGCACCGATCTGTGGGGCTACCAGACCGCAGGCGGCATGATCACGCCGCAGGATGTTGACAAGGCGACAAGCACGGCACTGGCGTTCTCGGGAGGTGGGCTGACGTTTGGCGGTAAGCTGGCCAAGACGGCCGATCTGGGCGCACTTAAACTGGCCGAGGACATGGCCGGGCGCAACGCGTCCCAGTACAAGATACGGCAGGCCACCGGCTGGTTTCAGGGACCGGACGCCCAGTGGCGTTTTGAAATACCAGACACCGCGAGCAAATGGCGCGATACGCCGGATCAGTTCACCAACGTATCGCCTGCAGGCACACGTTCGCACTATGGCACCGCCGCGCTCGGCGACGTATTCGAGCATCCCGAGCTATACGCGGCCTATCCGCAGCTCGCCGAGGCGGACCTCAACATCAGCCACGGCACAGGCGGCATGAAGGGCAGCTATCAGGCAGGCGGCGAAGGCAGCCCGCCTACGTTGACAGTAGGCGCGCGAGATCCGGCTGGCATGCGCTCGACACTGCTGCACGAAATGCAGCACGGTATTCAGGACATCGAAGGCTTTGCCACCGGCGGAAACACGTTTGGCCTGACCACCAAGTCGCCGGGCTGGGGTCTCTATCAAGAGCGGCTCAAGGCGATCCAGACGCCTGCGACCGAGAAGTACCTGACGGAAAGCGGCGTGTTCGGTCCTGAGTATAGCTACGCAGACTATCTGAAAGAGCACCAGAAGATCATGCGCGACCCGGAGCGCATGCGGATGCTAGATCGTTCCGCGCAGGATTACGCGGTGCAGGAAGGCTACAAGCGGCTCGCTGGCGAGGTTGAGGCGCGCAACGTGCAGACCCGCGCGGACTGGACGCCGGGCCGCCTGAAGAACGTGCCGCCGTGGTCGGAGACGTCGCAGGACGTTCCCTACAACAAGCAGTTCATCCGGTACCCGCGCTCCGACATCGTTGAACAGCCGCAACTGAGCAAGGACGTTCCAGCGGCTCCTGAGATGGGTTTCGGCTCGACGCCGCAGGGCACCTTCAAGAACTGGCTGCTGCGCTACGACCCGAACACCGGAGCGCCCGCCTTCGTCAACAAGTCCGGCGACACCGGCCACGCCTTCTCGACGCTGAAAACCGGCGCCAAGCCCGCGGATATGACGTTCACGGTCGCCAACGATCCCGGCTACACGCTGCCGCCGCTCGACATCGCCAAGCTGCAGAAGGAGAAGGCCGAGCTGGTGTTCGGCCCGACCGATCGCCTGCGCGGCGGCGGCGAGGTGACGCATGTCGGCGGCCAGCAGCTGGCCACGCCGGTGGCGCAGGAAGGCGGCTACAATTTCACGCCGAAGAACGCTGGCGCCGCCATACCCGGCATGCCTGCCGATGTCGATCCGCTCTATGCGGCGACAACCAGAACGGCCGCGAAAGTGCCGCAGGAGCGGGCGACCGACATCCTGAACCGCGGCGGTGTGCCTTATTATGTGCCTGTCGCGATGACGCACGGCGCGGGCGACAGCGCCAAGCAGATGGCCAATACCGTGCATCAGCTGGTGCGGCAGGCCGAGCCGAACGCGGACGCCATCGCCAAGATCAACGCGTCGATCGCGGCGAAGGGCGGCAACGCGCCGGACTTTGCCAATCGCGAGGCGTTCCAGCAATGGCTCGACAGCGGCTTGCCCGCGCGCACCGCCTTCACCAAGGGCATCGACACCAAGGAGATCCTGAAAGCCACCGGCGTCGATGTAGGACAGGCGCGGCTGGCTAACACCATGCCGGAGCTGTACCATACGCCGAGCGGCAGTGCCGGGCTGCTGGTCGGCCGGATGCGACCCGATGTCGGCGTCACCGAGCATCCGCTGCACTCTAATTACCCAATCACATGGATGGGCCAGAAGGGCGAAGCCTACCGCGCGCCGGGCAGCCTGCCGTTCTCGCTGCTGTCGCCGGACATGCACCGCGGGCTGGTGCCGAAGGTCAACCAAGGTGTCTCGGCCGCCACCACGCCAGCCATTCAGGTGATGCGCGGGCTGCCGAAAGACATTCCGCAGGTCCAACCTGTCACGCAGGAAGTGGTCGACAATTACTATGAGTGGTTTCGCCGCCACCCGAGCGGCTGGATGGCGGCAGGCGCTGCGCCGCTCGGAGCACTGGCAGCAACAGGCGACTATCAACCCGAGGAGAAAATGTAATGGCGCAATCAGCTCTGACTGTTACCCCGCCCAACCCGACACCGCCGACCAACTTCGCCACCACCGGCGCCACCGGACCGAACCCGCCGAACTTCACGCGGGGAAACTATGCCAACATGGCCAACATGTCGGCAGTGGCGGCCGATGGTTCCGGCGGTCGACCGGTGCAGACAATCCCCGGCGTTGGCGTCAACCAGAGCCCGCCGCCTTACTATGACGACGGCGCGGCACTGACCGCGACGGCGTTTGCGGCCTCCGCCGCCGCGCTGGCGGGTGGCACCTCCGCCGCCGACAACAATACGGGAACGACACCCGGCACCAACGCCGCAGGCGCTGGTGGCGACGGCTTCAACAGTGTTCTGGGCAGCTATCCCGGCGTCGCCTCCGGCCTCGTCCCGGCCGCCGCCAGTGCCACCGCCGAGGGCCTCGGCACCGAGACGGTAGCGACCGCGAGCTACTCGAGCGCGATCTATGCCCCGATCCCGCTGGTGACGGTTGGCGCCGGTCCGGCACTGGTGAAAGCCACCACCGACGCCGGTGCGCCGGTCTCGCCGAACACCAACCACGCCTCCAGTCTCAGCCCGGCGACCAATCCGACGCTGACCACCATTGCACCAACGACGAGCGTTCATGGCACTGCCGCCATCACCATGACGGCGACGGGAACTGGATTTACCCGCCAGTCCAGAATTGTGATCGCTGGCGTGCCGCAGGCGACCACTTTCGTTTCCGCGACGTCGCTGACCTGTCTGGCCACCCCGCCCGCGGCGGCCGGTACTCCGGCGGTGACAGTCGTCACCGGCGGCGTGGTGACCACGGCCCCTCAAACTTGGACAATCACATGACCACGAAAAAGCACGACGACGAGCACGACGAGCACGAGCACGAGCACGAGGCGAAGGGCAAAGCCAAGTCCGAGGCCAAGGCCGCGCCCAAGACTGAGGCGCCGCCAGCGGCGTTTCCGTTCTCGGCCTCGATCAACGAGCCGCAAACCGTTAGTTTGCCCCTACCCGAAGGCGTGACGGTGCCGAAGCCGGTCATTACCGGCTACGACCCCTATGACTGCATGATCGGCGACCCGGACTTCCAGCTGGTGGTCACCGGCGAGAACTTCTTCAACGACAGCGTGATCCACTTCGCCGGACACGACGAGCCAACCACGTTCGACGCCGAGGCCAAGACGCTGTCCACAGGAGTGAAGCCAAGCCTGTGGACGGAACCGGCAACGGTGCAGGTCCAGATCAGGAACGGGCCGGAGATCTCCGATCCGGTCGAGTTCGAGTTCCTGCCGATCGCGCGCTCGTCGGCAAGGAAGAAGTGACATGGCCGTCAGCGTCATTACCGTGGCCACGGGCGGTCGGCCCGTGGTCGACGTTACCGCCACCAACCCTAAGCTGGGCATGGCGGTGACCGAGGCCCTCAACGGCAAGGGCATGGCGGTCACCAAGGTGGTCGCTCCGCTGGGCGGCCTCGCCGTGACTTTCTTGGTCGTAAAGACGGACGGGAGCCTGCATCCGAAATGACGGTCGAGCTGGAGGAAATCGGACCGGGGCGGTGGCGCGTTAAAAAGGTGTCACAAAAGATTGCCCGTTCCAATTTGCCGCTGCCTTACGTCATCAGCGACATCATGGACCCGGTCGAGCAGGTTGATGGGCGGTTCTACACCTCCAAGCGCGAGTTCCGCGCGGTGGGTAAGGCCAACGGATTGATCGAGGTCGGTACTTCAAAGCTGGAGCCAAAGCGACGTGCGACAGACAGTCCAGAGCACAAGAGAAAG